AGGCCACGAGCTTTGAGGTTCGTATAGCGACCATCTGAATCCCCAAAGTTTAACAGGTTAGACATTTTGTCACCTCCAGTGTTGTATGTGCGTTTCCGCTTTGAGAGTTTCTCACGGGTTTCCTCAGTGCCACGCACATGATTCTGACATACGTAGCAAAATGTATGCCCGTCAGAGAACATCGAGTTACCGTCTGACGACCCACAGTTCTCACACGGCAGATGGTACAGGAACACACTATCTTGTTGTTCTTCCATATCCATGATAGGACTCCTACAGGAACGGACGCAGTGCGCCACCAACGATAATGAGGATGACCAGAAGTGTCACCGGAAGTGCTTCACCAAATAGCTTACGCATAGTGGTTACTCCTTATACAATTTTAGCGAACAAAGGGAGAAACCTTTCGGTCCTCCCATAGTGAGTTCTATTAACCCCAATCGCTTGTGACCAGTTCTCCAGTCTTCAGCCAGCGACTTAAGTTAAAACTTGGACATGCTTTAGGTGCAACGTCGTGGTGTGCTTTTACTTCTGCATCTGGATACATGTCCAGCAGGTCTGCTAGTTTCTCTTTAAGAGACTGCATCTGTGCTGGCGTAAAGTTAGCTTCGAACTTACCTTTATCGTCAATACCACCTACGAGGCACACACCGACTGACTTACTGTTCCAGTCCTTAACGTGAGACCCAACGACATCGACCGGACGGCCTTCTTCGATTGTACCATCACGGCGAATCACAAAATGATAACCAATTGCCAACCACCCTTGTTCTCGATGCCACTGACTGATTTCACGGACACCCACGTCCATAGTTGGCTTTGTTGCACTACAGTGTACGAAGATTGCTTCCGTAGAACTGCGTGGTTTAAATTGTACCTTTGGCATTATTTCTTCTCCTTCTTGATAATCATTTTGTCCCAAGGAATCTCCTTAGAAGGCTCTTTAAGCCATTCAGCAGGTATCAGCTTGTCTGCAAACTTAATACCGTGTTTTTCCGCCCACTCACCGTAGCTTGTGGGAGACCCTTTGTATATCTTTGAGCGGCTTGAAGAGAACACGATGCGTATATCGAGGTTGGGGAATTGGTCGCGTATCAGCAAGTGTTTCTTGCGGTCATCGCTTTCCCATAATCCCTTGAACTCGACGATGATACCGTTTGGTAACAATGCGTCAGGTGTATATTTGTGATTGCTCGCTGGGATTACATAAGGTATTGAGAAAGACTCATACTTAGCCTTAACCCCCATGCTCTCCAAGCGAGCCATGTTCTTCTCTTCAAGTCCACTTCGGTAGATACCTACCTTCTTTATTCCTTTAGCTCCGTAACCTGCCATGACTCTTCCTCCAGTTTCTCCTTAAGTGTCATTTTAAAAATCTCCATCCTCATCTTCATCGTCTTCTTCCTCTTCTGGTTCTTCATCCCAGCCAGAGTCGTTCTGCGGCTTGCGGGTCTGTGCTTCATCAGCAACATAACCGTCTTCTTCGACTTCATCAGCCCAGTCATCCTCACCACCACCACCGAACTCGACCAGCTTGATAAGCATCACGGAATCCAGTTGCAGCTTAACGGAAGCACCTGCCACAGCAGACCAACCATAAGGGAACAGAGTGTATTTAATCTTCAGTTCAGAGCCACCAGAGATAGCTGGACGCTCACCGCGAATGCGCTTACCTTTGGAGTCCACGATAGCCAAGTCGATTGGTTTATTCTCACCAGTCTTCTTGTCAGTGAACGAGCCATAGCACTTGAAGTTGAACGTAGTGGTTCCATCTTCGTTATCCATGAAAGGCATGTCGCCAACGTATGGCTTCAGCGGTTTCTTGCCCTTGACAACCTTCGGCGGGTTCGCTTCGTACTCTTCGAGTCGAGCAGCGTAGTCCGTCTCATGGGCTTCGACAATCTCGTCAATCATCTTCTGACAGCGAGGGTCATCGTTGGATACAGTCAGTGATACTTTGTAGACACCACGTTCGTTCTTGAAGTCACCACTACCGAAGTCTGGTTTAGCCAGATAGCAGTAAGGTTCAGCAACACCACGAGCGGAAGTGAATACTTTACGTTTTGCGAATGCCATAATGATTCTCCTTTAGTTTCTGAAAGTTAAAGTGGGGGAAACGTTGTGTCTCCCCAATAGTGAGTCCTATTAAACCTTTCGGTCTGGACGGATGCGTGTCACTGCGAAGCCAGCCGGGACATATTGCCATTCAGCTAACTCATTGGCCTCTTCGAGAGACATAGCGAACACAGGCACTTCGAACGATTGACCTTGGCCTTCTACCGTAGCGAAGAACTTCTTGTCACCATTTACGAGTGACCCTTTGTTTAAATTGCTCATTGTCCTCTCTCTCCTTCCACAGGTTGTATAATTCAAGATAGTCGGTGTTGCCTGTCTTTTTAAGCATACGCTCACACCATTCACTAGGTTTAAGCATAGCACTTGTCCTTATGTTTCTCGTACAGTTCACTAAAGAACCCAGCCTTCGCCATGTCCTTCTCTAAGAATGCCAGTTCGGATTTCTTACCAGCACGTAGGCGATATTTAAGGATGTTCCCGTAGCAGAACCCTTTGAACTGTTCACGGGTCATCGACCTGGCAATCACTTCGATAGCCTCAATGTCATCGAACAACATATAGTGGCTCGGAGTCCGAACACCGTCTATATCTTGTGGTTTGTCTGACTTAGTGCAACTGCATACACCAGCACCATTCCAGATTGTACACTCACTGGTGTGATTTGTTTTGCAAGTATGCGGATAACGGTCATCATTCTCTAAACATGCAATACAGCCAGCCATTAGAACACCTCCTTGATACGTGCAATGATCAGACGGACTTTAGGGAAACGCGTGACGAGAACCGGAATGAAAGGCCGGGAGCCAGTGGTCGCTTCTTTATATAAGCCAGTCGTAATCACAGCGTGAACACTGGGTGCTAACTCAATGGTCGAACCAAGCACTTTAGGGATGACTGCGTGTTTCTCAGAGGCCTGAACCGTAGAGCGGTCAGCACCACGAGCCGAAAAGATACCATTAGATTTATTGAAGTGAAGTCTTAACATAATTGTGTGTCCTCCATAGTGAGTCGTATTAGCAATCAGGCCAGCAGTTGTCATCAACGATAACGAAGGCAAACGTGGCAGCAGCGATAGCAACAATTAGAAATAGCATGGGGTTGTTCCTCCATAGTGAGTCTAATAGAAACGCGAAAAGGCCAGACCCGAAAGTCTGACCGTATGTTTGTTTACATCTTGACCGTTGGGTCTGACTCGACACCACGGAACATTACGAACGATGGATGCCGCAATGACCCATCGCTTGTTTCCTCCATGTAGGCCACTTGGCACTGCCAGCCTTTGTAGAAGTCCTCACCATGTTCCTTAACGTTTGTGGTGAACTCATCCATCAATGCTTGACTAATGTTGTTTGCGGAGACCACGCGACCGGACTCAAGGAGAACCTCGAAGCCAATCACTTTGCCTTCATTAGCGAGACCTTTAGTTCCCCAATTGATACCAACGATGACACCATCAGCTTCACACTCAGGCTTGAGCTTCCAGAAGCCAGACTTCTTACCACGCTGATAGAATGCCAGCGGGTCTTTCACTACCAGACCTTCATGACCTTCGGCACGGGCTTTCTCATAGAGTGCTGTCAGTTCTACCATATCGTAGACTTCATAGCTCTCAGAGATGTCCCATTCGATTTCAGGGAAGTGCTCACGAAGAACAGGAAGCATAGCCTTAACGTGCTCACGCATCAGTAGGTTCATCACTTCGTAGGTCTCACCGGAGACCATAGAGTCAAACGGCATGACACCATAGAGAACAACTTTTAGCTGCTCGGTGTCCAGCATGAAGTTTTCCTTCTTACCTTTAACCCACTCTACGCGACCGCGTGCATCAAACTTAAAGTTATCCTTCTTGAGCCACTTGGTACGCAGTAAGCCAGACCCTGTGTTGAAGTCCACGCCTTTGACCATCAGTTCACCATCAAGCATAAAACCATCAGGGAAGATACAGCGGTCATCTTTGAGCAACATCTCCCAACGCTTGTCGAACCCATTGAGATGTGACAGAGCGGGAATCTCTTTAGATACGCGAGAGAGCCACAGGCTGTCAGCCGTGTTGTCAACTACAATGTTACCACGAACGCCATCATATTTAATGTCAGCAATCAGGTAGCCAGCTTTGTCGAGAACTTTCTTAACAGCAGACTCAACGAATGATATAGCTTTATGTGGATTGGTCTTGAATGTGATTTCCATGGTGGAACTCCTATATGTGTATTGGTTAATGTTTAATCAAAAGTTAATCACAAAGGCCACCATGAAGATGACCTTTAGTTTAACTCTTTTCTCAATAGTGAGTCGTATTAATTCCAGTGCTTCAGGTCTGCGTGTACCTTGCGGAGCCACTCAGTCTGTGCGTTGCACCGGACATCTGCGTCTGACTGTTCGAAACGCTTGGATGTCAGTGCGAGGCCATTGCGTAGAACAATGCGGAGAGTCTCCCCGGCTACCCATCGACGCTGTGCATAGTCCTCATAGCGGAAAGCCTCAGTTACCACACTAACATCGTGGTCTTCTTTAAGTCTCTCGATGGCATCCTTGAGCGCCATTAAGTTACCACTATATAAGCGACCCATTAGAGTGCCTCCTTCCAGTTACGTTTCTCAGAGTTGCCACGCTGTGTCTTGTGGCGTTTCTTCATGCGGTCTTTACGTTCCTGCCATTCAGCACCGTGTTCGTTAATTACGTTGTTGCGCTTAGTGGTTGGTTCAAAGTTGGTACGCATAATGTAGTTTCCTCTTAAAGTTAGAACTTAAAGTATCTTAAAGTTTAGGAAGCCCTAAGGCTCCCCAATAGTGAGTCGTATTAAATTCCGTTAGGCAAACGCAAAGTCTGACTTCAGGATTTCTTGGAGGTCCAGAGAGCCTTTAGCTGGCATCTCAGGCATCTTGTCTAACTGTGATTCGTGTAACTGATCAGCGAACTGGTTATAGAAGTCTGCGAGTACATCGTTTTCTTCATAGGTGTTCACCATCGTTTCACGTACAGCTTTGAACAGGTTGCCAGCATCAGCCGGTATAGTACCAAAGGAGTCATGGATCAATGCGAAGGATTCCACACCGTAGACCTCATTGGAGCGCACCACAGTCATGCGCAGGTGGCTTCCATCCATTGAGTGGACAAAGTTAGGAGCAATGCCCGACTCCTGCTTACGTGCGTCAATTCCGCTATCCTTGTTGGTGTTCACGGTAGGCTGTAGACGAATCTGGCCTAAGAACATTAGGTTCAAGCGTGTCTGTACTGGCTTACGATACTCCTGCCACACAGGGAAACCATCAGGTGTTACCCAATGTACTGCGCAACGCTTGCGGAGAACCTCTTTGGTCTTCTTGTCCTTGACTTCAGCAGCCAGAAGTTTAGCAGCAGACTTCAACCAGTTCATCGCTTCAACTGCTGCGACAACTGTGACCGTTACCGATTCCCAAATCAGTTTAGCCATGTAGCCAGCCGCTTGGTTCGGTTGAGTGAACATCAAGCCCTTGCCATCGTCGATAGCTGGCTTAATGGTGTCCTCTAGCACTTGGTCACGGAAACCATACTCTTTGGAGCCGTAAGCCAACGTCATGACAGAACGCTTAGTGACCTTGCGAGTCACACCGTAGGCCAGCCACTGACCAGCTAACTCTTTCGTTCCCAGCTTGAGCTTCTCAGTGATTTCACCAGTGTCCTTGTTTGTCACGGTTTCCACTTCGTTATCAGTGCCGTTGATTACATCTTGCTTCAGAATCTCGTTCACACGTTCCGCTACGATGCGGTAGATGTCTTGGACTTCCTTGCTCGGCAGCAGGTTAACAGCGCGACCACCTACTTCATCACGAAGCATCGCGGAGAAGTGCTGAATACCAGAGCAAGAGCCATCGAACGCCAGCGGTAAAGAGCAGTTGTAGTTCATACCGTGGTGTTGCACACCTGCATACTCAAAGCAGAACGCGAGGAAGCAGAACGGAGAGTCTTGTTCAGCCCACCAAGTGTTAGCAATTGGGTCAGCCGCTACGCTCATGATGTTCTCATGGTTGTCCTCAATGAACTTGATGCGCTCAGCGAAGTCCACCTTGTCTACACCAGCAGTGTTAGCACCGTGAATCTTCAGCCAGTAGTATCCATCGACACCGATTGGTTTACCTTTAGCGAGCGTTAACAGACCTTTAGTCATGTCGTTGCCTTGCGGGTTAAACATTGGGACAGCGTACACACGACCACGCCAGTCCATGTTCATCGGGAACCAGATAGCTTTAAACTGTGCGAACTTATTGGCCTGACCTAGCATGAACTCCATGCTCATGCGGCGTGACACTCGTGCCTTCTCTTTGCGGTAGATTGCAGAGGCCGCTTTCTTCCACGCTTTAAGAGACGCTTCGTTCGTGTCGATGTCTTCAGGTTTAACAGGCAGTTCGCCACGTTCCAGAGCAGGTACATCGTTAACAGGGCAATGCTTCCAGTTCACGATCTCGTTGACCACCGCTAGAACCTTCTTGTTAATCTTCCAAGGGGTATTCTGTGCGATGTTCACCGCCTTGTAGACTTCAGGCATATACACATCGTTGTAACGCTCAAGTCCCTTCTTGGAACCAGTACGAACCAGAGGGAGAGGCTTGCGACCAGCAGCCCAATAGCCACCGCCTACCGGAGAAGTCCAAGGCTTCGGAGGGACTACACAAGGTTGGTACATTGGAGCGATTGCAGCCAGTGCGCCAGCACGTTTAGATAGCAGGTCAACGTATTGTTCGGTTAACTGGATGTACTCACCATCCTTCTCTACGTTACCGGCAAACGGTCGGTGTAACTCAACGAGGCCAGTAGACCCGATGAGCAGTTCCAACATGCGAACGCCAACGTGGATAGCCTCTTCAGGTGTCCATGTAGTCCATTTGGTTTGCAGTTGACCAGCTTCTAACATCTTGCCTTCTACAGCTTGCATGAAGGCTTTCTTGTAGACGATACCAACGCGCTTATTCAGTGCCGCCTGTACGTTGTTCTTAAAGTGCTTCGCCTCTTCGTCCCGGATACGTCCGAAACGTAACTCATCTTCAATACTACGTCCAATCTTAGTGGCGACCGATTGAAGGTTCGTGTATTCCTCTTTGGTCAAGCAAGCCAGTGTTACCTTCAGTGTGATGAATGCAGCAGCTTCAGGCGCAACCTTCTGTACCAGATTGTAGGCCACTGGACGCTTGCCACGCTTCGCTTCCACTTCAGTGAACCAAGTGTTCCAAGCCTCGATAAACTTTGGTGCTAGGGATGACAGGAGAGGTTTAGCCACTGCGTTGTCACCGAACTCACCCGCTTGGATTTGACGTTCCATCGCCTTGAGGAAACGCTTCTCGCCTTCGGTGTGCGCTTCGTGTTCTAACTCAAGCTGTGTAGCTGCAAGATGTGCACCGTAGTGGTCAGCCAGAATGTTGTACGGCATGATTGCGTTAGCGATGTCAGAGAAGTCGTTCTTTGGTGCGTTGATTACGGTAGTCATTGTTGCCTCACGTTGTTAACAAAGTTTATCTATAAAGGCCAGCAGTCAGTGCCGACCTTGAAGATACACCTTATCAGCCCATCAGTTGAGCGTCAAGTACCTTGTCGCGTAACTTACGGTTATGCTTACGGCGTTTCATTGCGGCCTTGCGGTTAACCTGAAAGGTTCCGTTAGGGTCACACTTGGCCTTACGTTTGCGGCAACGTTCAACCATGCGTTCTTGCGCTACAGCCTCGACCTCAGCCAGAAGTGCTTCAGGGTCCAGAGGAAAACCGTCCTCACGTTCACTGTCATGTGAGAAGCTAACCGGGTCAGTGATGTACGGGACATCGTTGTCATCGAACATAATGTTCCCGGTGTGCATGTCGAAAGATGCAATGCCCTCAAAGAACTCACGAATCATCTTGCACGTTTCAATGAACTCCCTGCTAACATACTGTGCATGCCAATCGGCATCGCCTCCAGTGCACTCGATGAACTCATACGCAGCATTTGCATACTTTGCGTGAACAGCATTATCGAATTCGTCACAGCTTTTTAAGTGGTCAAGTACAACCGTATAGCAACCTGCATGGCGTGCTACATGATAGACGTTAGGGATACCAGCACGGCCTTGGTGCATCCTACAGAATGCAGTGTATGCAGCACCTGAATCCTCTTTCTTAAAGCCAACCTTAATGACTCGACCCGGTAACATATTGTGCGAGTAGGCCGCACTGAAGTGACCATGACCCAACATGTGGAAACCTGCATCACGCATGAGTGAACCCAAGGTATGCCACCAGTCCTGGTATTCCAAGCATAACGAGCTATTGGTGTCATCGCCATCACATGTTTCACCGTTCACGATGTCTGCAGCCAGTGCAACCAGAAGAGGCTGGCGCTTGTCCAGTTCGCTAATCGGGAGTGACTTGATGATTGCCAGACGTGCCTGAATGTCGGTGTAGTTCATTAGATTGTGTCCTATTTAGTTGACTTTAAGAGAGAAGATTATGAGAGTGTTATCTTCATGAAGATAATGCAGAGCGTAGGCCATGCAACGAAGACCATGAAGAAGCCGATATTGCGTTTAATGTGTTGCAACATAGAAGATACCTACCTTGTTAGCCTTAAAGCGCCCGTTGCGTTCACGGACTGTGAATCGTGGTAGAAAGCCATACTTCAGGTGCGAGAAGTTAGCCTTGTGTACCTTCAGACCCTTTGTGAAGTCCTTCAGGAAGTACAGCGCGATTAGAGTGTAAACGAGTGCGGCAAATACGTATAACATATGGTGTCACCTTATAGAGTGCAAAGAGAGTGATTAATAGTGCGGCGATGTCTAAGTTTGTGATGCCTGTGATGTGCTTAGAGCCGCCTGTTACCTGCCATCCTGTGAAGAACCATCCAGAC